ATGGGTTTCACATTTAGCAAATAAGATGAAACAAAACGCAACACCAATACAGCTTCATCAATTTGCTGATTGGATTAAATTAAACATTAAGGAGAATTAAATTGGAAGGCTTCAAGAAAAACCCTAAGATTGCTTGCTACAAAGAAGGCGGTCAAGTTGGATACAAGTCACGCAAGACCCCTTGCGATGCAAAAGATATGAAAGAAGACAAGGCCGTTGTCAAGAAGGCTGTTGGCCAGCATGAGGCTGCCAAGCACAAGGGCGAAGGCAAGACTGAACTAAAGTTGAAGTCTGGTGGTCGTTGTAAAAAAGACGGCGGTACAGTACGTAAGTACAAAAAAGGCGGCGAAGTTATTGGTATGAAGAAGACCGCAGCCGACAAGAAGGACATCGCGGGCATCAAGAAAAAAGGTTCTGCTCCTAAGAAGCAAGCGCCAAAGACTAAGCAAATGCCTACACAAGAGATGGGTATGGCTCCGGCTGAGTTCCCAATGGAAGGCGAATTACCAGCGTTCCAAATGGGTGGTGGTGTTCCTGTAGGTCAAGGTGCTATGTCAGACATCGACCGTAAGATGATGGAATCTGAGAGACGTCGCAAGATGGCTCGCACTCAAAATGCTCGTGGCGCCGGCTTAAATCCAGGTCAGATGGCTCAGTTTGCTGGTCAAGAGATGGGTTCTCCAATGCAAGGTGGCATGGGTCAAGCAGCTCCTACAGCTGGTGGCATGGGTCAATCTTCACCGATGGGTCCTGCAGGCGATACAGAAAGCATCATGGAAGGCTTGCGTCAATTAGGTAAGTTTGCTCAAGGCGGCTGCGTATAATGCCGTATAAGTCAGAAGCGCAGCGCGGTGCCATGGGTGCCGCTGCTGCTGGCAAAAGCACTCTTGGCATCCCTAAGAAGGTTGGCAAGGAGTTCATGAAGGCGGGTCCAGCATCAAAGAACCTACCTAACAAGGTGCCTAAAAAAGCAGCAGGCAGAGGAAGATAAACCGTGGCGTACTCAAACACAGAAAATCAAACAAAAATTAAAGTTGCTCAATTAATTGAGTACGCGTTCCGTTCCGCCGGTAAGATGGCGGAAGACCAAACTCCTCAGTACATTGACGCTGCCAAGCAGGCTCTTTACTACATCCTACAGGACTTGCCAAACAAGGGCGTTAACCTGTGGATGCTCAAAGAGATTCTAATTGGCACCACCAATGGTCAAAAGGTAGTAGACCTACCAGCCACCACAATCGGCATTCGTGCTGCAAACTGGTCATACCAAGTAACTCCAGACATTGCAGAAGCATTACCATTAGCAAACCCTAACGCCGCTGTTTTATTTGATGGCACCTTGCAAGGCTTTGCAACATCTATCTCTGGAGCAAACAACTGGTTTGGTGCCTCTTACAGCACAGCACAGGCCATTGTTAACGTTGGCTTTAATGCCTACGCACCTGCAGGAACCGCAACATACAATCTAGTATTAGAAGCAAGTAACAACGGTACCGATTGGTCTCTTGTTGAAACCTTACCTGAGACAACTTTGGCTGACGGCACTTGGGCATACTACCCAATTAATACAACAGTGCCATACCTATATTACAGACTTCGTGAGACAGTGGCAACCACATTCTCACTACGTCAAATCACATTCAATTACGTTCAGCAGGTCATCCCTATGGCTCCGTTGAACCGCGATGACTATTTCTCACTACCACAACAGGCCTTTGCATCTAACCGTGCTCTACAGTACTGGTTTGACAAAAAGATTGACCCGCAGATTCGTATTTGGCCAGTTCCAAATAACGACTTTCAGATGATGCAGTTTGTGTTAGAGCTACAGCCTTGGGATGTAGGTAATTTAACTAATGAGCTCTACATTCCAAACCGTTGGTTGCGCGCAGTCCAGGCCATGCTAAGCCATGAGTTGGCACTGCAAGTCCCTGGTGTGGACTTAGCTAGAGTTCAATACTTAGAAGCGCAAGCTATGAAACATCTACAAAGCGCTGAGAATGGTGAAGAAGACGAAGCACCTATTTTCTTCCGCCCTAACGTTTCTTATTACACAAGGTAATCATGGCAGCATATGTAATGACATACGATAATCTCGTTGCCGATATTATCAGATACTCAGAACGAGATGACGAAAGTTTTGTTGAACAGATTCCAATGTTGATTGGTATGGCGGAGCAGTCTATCGCCGCCGAAATGAAAACACTTTGGGAATTGAACGTAGTTACAACAACCTTGGTACCAACGAACGGCACCATAATTAAGCCCGCCCGTTGGAGAAAAACCGTGTCTATGAAGATTGATGGTCAACCAGTGTTGCACCGTTCACAAGACTACGTGGCACAATATCAAGCTGAGTCAGACCAAGGTTTTCCTCAGTACTATGCCGACTATGACTACGACCACTGGGCTCTTGCTCCGATTCCTGATTCAAACTACACAGTTGAAATCATTTACTACAGCAGGATTCAGCCATTGGATGTTACCAACCAAGAGAACTTAATTACTCGCGAGGCGCCACAGGCTCTATTGTTTGGGACACTATTACAAACTCAAGGGTTCTTGAAGAGCCCAGACAAGTTACAACTTTGGCAAGGTTTGTACGACAAGGCCATGGCTGCCCTTAAAGCTGAAAACAGAAGCAGGGATGTGGACCGCAACACTAATGTAATGGAGCCTTAATGACTACCTTTGTATCTCCATTCACTGGCGACATAGTACAGCCAACAGACGTCAGCTATCTTTCTTTACAACTAGACGGAAATGAAACTCTAGTCTGGCCTAACTATGCTGTGCCCGGAGCCAATACCGTGGCTGCCGCAAGGATTATTGACTGTGTTGCCTCCACCGGCGGTCTTGAAATTTCATTACCAAACGCGCAACAGGGTTCAGTTGGAACAGACATCCTATTCCGAAACAAGGGCGAACTGCCTTTCTTTGTTGTGACATTCTCCGGACTTAACGCGGTTGTAATTCCTCCGGGGCAGTCAAAGTATTTCTATCTGACAGACAACACAACCGATGACGGTGTGTGGAGTAACGTCGCGTTTGGTTCAGGCACATCAATTGCCGACGCATCTTCATTGGTTGGTAGCGGTCTGATTAACCAAGCGGGTAGATTAGAAACGGCTACTGATGTTATTGAAACAGCCGTTGCACCAACGTTTAATGAAAACAGTAGAGCGTTGGCCTACGTTTGGACTGGAGGGGCTGGAACATTTAATTTACCAAATCCCGCAACCATTCAAAACGGTTGGTTCATCATGGTGCGAAATGGTGGTACCGGCGCATTGGTCATTGACCCATTTAGCTCACAAACAATTGACGGCAACACCAGCTTAATTTTTTACCCTTCAGACTCTGCAACAATTGTATACGACCAGTCTACAGGTAACTTTTTTACGGTGGGTTTGGCTCGTCAAACTGCGTTAACCTATACCGCAGCAACGTATGACGTAGACGGAATTATTGGCAGTACCTTTAGCCTTGTCACTTACGCTCCAAACATCCAAACCTACGTGTCATTCTCTGGCACACGCACTACAGACTTAACTGTTGAGTTACCAGCGATTACCCAGTTGTATGTTATTAATAACCAGACAGGCTCTGCTCTGTACGATATCATATTACAAATTTCTGGCAGTCTGGGCACCACAGTGACTGTAGCAGACGGCACGTCTGTCTTGTTGTTGAGCGACGGAACTAACTTATCTATCCTGTCTTCTCAATCTTCAGGCGGTGGATTCCTTGCAAATAACGGAACAGTGGGTGCTCCTTCGTACTCATTTACCAGTGACACATCTTCTGGTATGTACTTGGTTGGAAACAAACGATTAGGACTTGCTTCTAATGGTCAGCTCATGCTAGACGTTAACGCTTCAAATTTATCAGACCTTCAGATATCAACACCAGCCCAGTTTAATGCTGCATTGCTCGCTGGAGGTACGTTTTAATGGCTCAAGAAAATGAAAACTTAATTTATACCCTAGGTGTTTTGCCGGGTATAAAACGAGATGGAACGGTATTTGAGTCTCGTGAATTTACAGAAGGTGTGTGGACAAGGTTCCAACGTGGCGTGCCTAAGAAGATGGGTGGCTACAGACAGATGTTCCGTGACTCAAACGGAATACCTCGTGGCATGATTTCAAATTCATATAACGCTTTAAATTATCTGTTTGTTGGTAACGCTAACACATTAGACGCGTTCACAACCAGCACAAACTTTGGTATTGGTAGTGGTCCCTTTTCAGCCACGATGCTGATTGGATACTCTAATTTTACGGTAGCCTCTTCAACAAGTCCTGCGTTTACTGTGGCTGGCGACCAGACAACTGTCTTCACAGCAGGCACTACAGTAGTATTTAGTCAATCTGCAGGCGCCACACAATACGAAGTTTTGTCTTCTAGCTATTCGTCACCCAACACCACTGTCACACTAACCACCTCCTTTGGTGGCTCTCCTACACAAGTTTGGTTAGCAAATACATTCTACGAAGCCGACCCAGATAACTTGTGGCAATTTGATATCCAGTATAACCCACAGGGTGCTGCGTTACAGGTGTTAGCTCATCCAGGTAAGAACTTGTCTAACATTGACAACGGAACACCTTCTCAGGTTTACGTTGGTAACATCTTGCCAACTTCAGGTAATACTTGGACGTTTGAAGGCTTAGCAGATTCCACGGGTGCCAACCCAACGTACAGACCAATTGAGGTTGATGGTGGTGTTTGTGTCTTGTATCCTTTCATCTTTGTGTATGGCTCAAATGGTTTTATTGCAAACAACAACGTAGACACAACTTACGCAGACCAGACTTTCACAGACTGGAACGGTCCTTTGGCCAACCAAGTCAACATGGCCGCAGGTAAGATTGTTAAAGGCATTCCTGTAAGGGGTGGTACACAGTCTCCTTCAGGGTTGTTCTGGGCCACAGATTCTCTCATTCGTGTGTCGTTCACTGGTAATCCAGACCAGTATTGGAGATACGACATTGTTTCTAGCCAAATCTCTATTATGTCATCTAACGCCGTCGTTGAAATGGACGGTATTTATTACTGGATGGGTGTTGACCGTTTCTATCAATATAACGGTGCTGTTTCGGTTGTGCCAAACGATAAGAATGTAAACTGGCTATTTGACAACTTGAACTTCGAACAACGTCAAAAAGTTTGGGCAACAAAAGTGCCTAGATATAATGAGATTTGGTTCTTTTATCCAAGGGGTACTGCAACAGAGTGCACGGACGCTATCATTTACAACGTAAAAGATAAGCTCTGGTACGACGCTGGAAGCGCTGTAGGTGCCCAACGTTCATGTGGCTACACAACTGAAGTGTTCCCAACACCTATTTGGTGTGACTGGAACTATGTTGCAACCTTTGGAACTGCGTTCCCAACCATTGCAACCCCAGCGGGAGAGCCAGCGCCAAACGCCAATCAGGTGTATTTTAGTGGCGACGTAACCCCATCCTTTGTCCCTGGTAAAAACTTTCAATTCTCTACAATCGTAACCGACAACTTTTACAGGGTTCAAACATCCACATACAACGCGGTTAAGAACTTCACCTTGGTTACAGCCACGTCTAACTTTGTGTCAACCCCTTCCGTTGGCCAGAACGTTTATCCAGTGAGTAACGGATTTACAATCTGGCAGCAAGAGTATGGCTATAACTCAGTCAGTGATGATGGCACGTTGGCCATTCCGGCTTCCATGACAACTTGTGACATTAGTTGGATTGGTGGAACTCCAGCCCAAGATACGGCTCAGGGTGTCAACAGACGTATTCACTTACGTCGTATTGAGCCAGACTTCTTACAAACAGGTGACATGACGTTACAGGTGGTTGGACGACCTTTTGCTAGAGGCACTGAGACATTCTCCCCAGTGTTTAACTTTGGCCCAAATGACGGCAAGGTGGACTTACGTATTGAGAACAGGGAGTCAAGACTCCTGTTTGCATCCAATACAATCAACGGCAACTTTGAGATGGGCCGTATCATGATTACCGCCGAGTATGGTGACGAAAGACCTTAATGGCTAACATATACCAAGACATTCCCGTACTACCGGTTAATATCAGTTGGCAAGAGTGGAACGGCAATATGATTCATTACTACGGCGAAGAACCTTTGCCTTATGTAGAAGAGGAACAGTGGCCTGAATTTGCCAGAATTATGGGCAGTTTAACAACGTTTTCAGCCTACGGATTCCCCGGACCAGAGACGTATACAGACTGGAGAGACTGGGCCAGCGCCATTGTCACCATCGTAAATGGACCTTCAAACTAGGGCAAAATTAGCCCTATTATTGCATTAGTAGATATAGATGAATAACAAATAACATGCGCGGACATCAAGGTTAAAGTCAATTAATATGACAGCAGAAAAACACCCAGAGTACGGATATCCTTTAAAGGATGCAGATGGAAACATGTCCGTTCAAGAGATTATTAGAAAGGCTCTTGAGGCTCATGGCCGCGAAGACCAGCTTAAAGACATGTATCGCAACATTATGCTGCTATTAAAAACTGATGAGTTTAGGATGGTTAGACAAGGCAACACAATGTTCTTAATTCAAATATTGTCCCCTGGCGAATGCAAGATGGCAATTTTTAATGGTGACTCCCCTAAAAACCTTTTAAGAAACATCAAAGGTTTTTACGATGCTATGTTGGCTGGTGGATACCACACACTTCACACGGATTCTAACATCCCTAACATGGTTCAAGCGTTAAGAAACATGGGTATGGATGTTGAGATAACTGGAAAAGGCAGAGGCAACATGGAAAACCTAACGATAAGGGCTCCACAATGAGCGGAGGTTTTGACCCATTAGGCTGGGCCGGAGACGTCATCAGTGGTGCTGCCGATTTAGTTGGTGACGCCGTTGAGATGGTTGGAGATATTGCGGGTAATGTTTTAGAAAACCCGTTGCCTGTCATTCAAACAATTGCACTTACTGCAGCTTTAGGTCCTGGTGGTCTGGCTGTGGCTGCAACCAACGCCAGTGCGTATGCTATTGCCACGGCGGCAACGGCAGCATTGAACGGAGCTAACGTTGAAAAGATTGCTCTGGCTGCTGCAACGGCATACGCAGGCGGTCAAATTGGTGGTCAGGTTGGAACAGCTGTTGAAACTGGCACAATGCCGTTCTCACCACAAACATTACAACTGGCAGCTCAAAACCAAGGTTTAACTCAAAGCGCATTACAGTCTATTGTCACAAGCTCATCAGCATCGGCATCAACTGCCGCATTGATGGGTAAACCCATTGAAGAGATTTTACAAGCTGGTGCCGCAGGTGCGGTTGCAGCTCAAGTAAACCAACAACTTATTTCTCAAGGCTTTGACCCAAGTAAGTTAGACGCTAAACTTATTAACAATGCCGCCACTTCCGCAGCAGAAGCAATCATGGCCGGTAAGAGTGTTGCCGATGCAGTCACCAGCGCCACTGTAACTACAACATTGGGTACTGCTGTTGCTGGTGCTTCAAAAGCTGTCCAAGATGCGTATAGGGAATTTACAAGTAATTCTGGCGAGTTAAATAATTTAACTTCTCAATTTAATAAAGAACAAAAAACTGCGATTGATTATTTCAACCGTGTGTTGAATCCAATTCAGCAGACAGCTCAACAACAGTATGACGCCGCGAATGCTGCAGAAACACTTTACAAAAATAGTTATTCTGCGTACGAGGCTGAGTTAAGAAATTATAATACCAATAGAGATATTTACAATAATTACGACGCACATTTGAGGTCTCAGGGGTATGAATTAGCATATGACGAAAATTCGGGGCATGTATGGGGTAGACGTCAAGTTGTGGGTTGGGATACTGAATCTTGGAGTCCAGTAACCAGTTTTGTGCCTGCGAGTGTACCATCCCAGCAGTCTTTTTTAGACGCGGCGAATGCTTCAGCCACAAAAATTAATGATGTCTTAGTACCTAAAATTCAAAGCAGCGCAAGTGCGTTGGAAGATGCAGTTGACGATTATAATGATACTAAAGAAATTCTACTAAGCTCACAAGATAGATATTTAAATTACAACAAACGATTAGACACGCTTGCAGCTAAGATTCAACCTTTGACTGCGACAGTTGAACAAAATGCTGCAAAGTTAGGTGAAGCGACTCAGTACTACAACACAGCAGCAACAGAGGTAGCTAACCAATTAGTTTCATCTGCTGCTACACAAGCCACTGCGGATGTGTTAAATACAAATGCCCAAAACATGGGCTTTACAGATTACACACAACAAAAATCTGCTATGGATGTTGGCTTCACAGATGCAGAAACTTACAACGCAGCAACTGAGGCTGGGTTTACAAACGCTGCAACTTACAACGCAGCCATGCAGGGTGGATTTACAGACGCTGCTACTTATGAAAAAGCATCTGCAGCTGGTTACCAAGACTTTGATTCTTACAACGCATCATTGTCGTCATTCGACCCAGACAGACCGACTTCAGACCAAATTTCTGGTGGTACAACAGGCGGTACAACTGGGGGCACTACAACAGGCGGGACTACAGGTGGAACAACAGGAGGCTCTTCTGGCCAACCTGTGGTAGGTCCAACACCATTGACTCCGGATGAATTAAGCTATCTTGGTATTAATCCAAACAGTTTACCTGACGCAAGTACATTAAAACCCGGTGAAGCTAGAATTATTGACTCCCGTGGTGGTGCAAGCTATGGCGGCAACTCGTATTATGGGTACTATTTACAATTGCCAGACGGTTCTATAATTAAGTCTTCAACAATTGGAGGCCCTGGTGAGGACCCTTTTTCTTCTGGTACAGTAATACCATTTGATAAAGAATCTTCATTCTCCGGTGTTGTTAATCCAATTAGTGTTCCAGAAAAAGAACCCACCACACCAATTGATATTGTTGACATTCCAAACGAGCCAAAGCCTCCAACAGGCCCTTTGAGTACGGATGAAACCAAGCCAACTACTCCATCAACTAATCCACTGGACCAAGTTGTTGAGGCTAATAAAGCCGCTTTAGAAAACGCTAAGGCCTCTGGAGAGCAATCTTTAATTGATGCTGTATTAAATAATAATCCAGCTGTTATTGCAGCACTATCAGCTAATGACATAACTGGCGCAAAACAAGTACTATCTGGCGCATTACCTACAACCGAGACTCCTGCGACGCAGCCTCCTACAACAGTTGCTCCACCAGAGCCTCCAACGACGCAGCCTCCAACGACAGAGACTCCGACACAACCAACTACAGGTGACACCATAGGAGCAATTGGAAACTTAGGCACAACATTAACCGGTCAGAACACTGCTCTTCAAGAAGCAATTAAGTCTGGTAACCAAAGTTTAATTGGTGCTGTTCAAAGTGGTAACCAAGGTGTTATTGACGCATTGAACAAAGGTAATACTGGATTGGCACAATCTATTGCTGATAGTGCTGCTGAGACTAAATCTGGTTTAGGTACTTTGGGTGGTCAGGTTGAAGCTGGAACTGCTGCAACAACTGGTGCTATCGGAAACTTAGGCACAACATTAACTGGTCAGAACACTGCTCTTCAAGAGGCAATTAAGTCTGGTAACCAAAGTTTAATTGGCGCTGTTCAAAGTGGTAACCAAGGTGTTATTGACGCATTGAACAAAGGCAATACTGGATTGGCACAATCTATTGCTGATAGTGCTGCTGAAACTAAATCTGGTTTAGGTACTTTGGGTGGTCAGGTTGAAGCTGGAACTACTCAAACAACCGGCGCCATTAAAGATTTGGGCGAGACTTTAAATGAGGCCATTAAAACAGGTGACATTGCATTAATTAAAGCTGTTGAGGGTGGTAACCAAGATGTAATCAGGGCTTTAAGCAGCGGTAATACCACATTAGCACAATCAATTGCAAATAGTGCTGCTGAAACTAAGTCTGGTTTAGGAACTTTGGGACAACAGGTTGAAGCAGGAACTGCCGCAACAACTGGTGCTATCGGAAACTTAGGCACAACATTAACTGGTCAGAACACTGCTCTTCAAGAGGCAATTAAGTCTGGTAA